AAGTGTTGGAGGAAATCTTACTGTTACTGGAACAACTACATTTAACGGAGGAACAATAACACTTGGTGATGCCACAAGTGATACTATTGCTTTTGGTGGTACTATTACTGGGAGTTTAGTTTTTGAGGGTTCTTCTGATGATGCAAATGAATTAACTTTATCAGCAGGTAATCCAACTGCTGACAGAACAATTACATTGCCAGATGCAACTGATACAATGGTTGGAAAAGCAACAACAGATACTTTAACAAATAAAACAATTAATGTCGATAATAATACATTATCAAATGTTGAAGTTGATAACTTAAAGTCTGGTGTTTTAGACACAGATATAAGTTCAGTAAGTGGTAGTGATGACACATTAGCAAGTGCTAAAGCCATTAAAACATATGTTGATGCACAAGTTACAGCACAAGATTTAGATGCAACAACAGATTCTGGCACAATAGCAATAGACTTAGATTCAGAAACACTTACCATCGCAGGTGGTGAAGGAATTGATACATCTGCATCTAGCAATACAATTACAATAGCAGGTGAAGATGCTTCTACCTCAAATAAAGGTGTTGCGAGTTTTTCAAGTGATAATTTTGCAGTTAGTTCTGGTGCAGTAACGATAAAAGATAATGGTGTAATTTTAGCAACAGAAACAACTGGAGATTATGTACAAAATATTACTGGAGGTACTGGTATTGATTCTACTGGTGCAACCTCTGGTGAAAACATAGCACATACTTTAAGCATTGACTTAAATGAATTGACAACAGAAACAACAATCGCTGATGACGATTTTATAGCAATGGTTGATGCTACCGATAGTGGTTCTGGCAAAATTACTTTTGAGAATTTAGAAGATGCAATTTTTGCAAGTGTAAGTGGTGATGTGCAAATAGCAGAAGATGGAACTGCCACAATACAAGCCAACTCAGTTGCTTTAAGTACTGATACAACTGGTAATTATATTGCAACTATTTCTGGAACTTCTAATGAAATAGAGGTTTCTGGTTCTGGTAGTGAGGGTGCAACAGCAACAATAGGTTTGCCAGATGATGTTACTATTGGTGGAAAAACATATCCTAA